AGCTTTGCTACTGGTAGAGGTTTAGAAGAATTAGGTGCATCAATGTCATTAATGATTAGAGAATATCATACAGTAATGGCAGATGCTATAGAACAGACAGATGCTAAAAGACTTGAATGGGATAGTGCTATGTATGGTGGTAAATCAAAATCACTATCTGGATATATGGATAATAAGTTTTTCTCTGAAAAATATGACCCAGAAAAAGATATAGGTTTTAATTACAAGACAAGAAGAGTCTATGGTGCTATGGCTGGTTATGATGAACCACAGAAGATAGTTACAGGGCTGCAATTACTTCAAGCAGGTATCATAGATACTCAAACTTTACAAGAAAATCTTGATGGGTTAGATAACATAGTTAGAGTTAATGAACGAATAACTAGAGAAAAAGCAGATAAAGTTTTATTTGATACTTTACTTGCACAATCACAACAAGGAGACCAAAGAGCAACAATGGCTATTGTTGAAATTAGAAAAAATCCTGGTGA